CAGGGAGAACAGCACCGAAAAAAAGACAAGACACAATCGACACAATCTCATACGATTCTTTTCTCTCAAATCACACTTAAGGTGACTGCCGGGTGATCAGGCACATTTTAATGTTCTCCAGTTCCAATCGAAGGGAATCTTCTGTAGGATCTTCTTCGTAGGCATTCAGGCGTGCTCGTATCTGCTTTGCGACCTCTAATGCTTCCGCGTCACCTGAACCGTAAGCCTCGAAGAGGTAGGATGCGGACCAATCCTCGAATTCTTCCAATGAGATCCGGCCCGCTCGTAATACAGCGATCTGTTTGATAGCTTCCTGTGTGTTAGCCATGTCAAGTCGGTACTATCCTCCCGAATACCCGCACCAGTGGAAACCTTCACGTTAGAAAATTGGGGGATCTCAATAGGTTTGCCGTGAACTCGTGGCCTACCGCTTCGCTGATTTTATTGAGGCCCCTGAAGTACTCTTGGCCTGGCGCTAGCTCCAGATCAATCATCGCCAGATCATTGAATCGCTTGTAGTCCAGTTCGAACGCCCGGATCAGAAGCGATCCTTCGCCTTTGACGCGGTAGTTCGCGCCATGGTGCATGTAGAGTTGGCCGCTGGTGCGTTTGTCAGGGAACAGGTTGGACCGGTACAGCGCCGCAATGCCCGCGTCGTTATCGCGCCAAGGAGCCTGATCCGCTAGAGTTGCTTGCCGTAGAAGAGAGTCGGTCCCGGATGGCCCAATCCACAATTCCTTATGTTTGTAGGCCTGGAAACTCGCTCCAGCCGCTGTATTCTCGACGAACTCTGCCGCACCAATCACGTAATCGTGGATATCGTTCAGCGTATAGTTCACCCGCTCTGGCGTCCAGCCACGGGAGTAATCCCACGACATCCAGTGAGTGATCTCGGTTGCCGTCTCCCCCAGTGGCACGAACACGTTCACGCGCTGGTTCGTCGCATCGTCTTTGATGGCGAGAAGATGCGCATAGGCCCATCTGATCTTGAGCCAATCACTCAATTGATAGTAGGAGAGTGGCTTCTCCGGAAACGAGCTATTGAAGAAGTACAAACCCGATTGATCCGCGATCCACGCGTATGTTCCCGATGGCGAGACTTCCGCGCCGTGGATGGATAGCGTTCCCCGTGCCCCATCCACCAGAATCGGTGCCGGCCAATCAATCGGGCGGCCGCCGGAATCGATGGTCCGGTAGGTCCAGTGCGGCCCAAACATATAGAAATTGCCGTCCATGGAAATGGACGTCGTGATCTGCCTACGCCCCGGCAACTGAATCAGATTCTGGTCGGCAGTAATGTTCTCATAGTCCGTGGGCTGGCTCATGTAGATGGAATCGACGGAGTTCCCGAGCGAATCGGAGAGCTGGCAGAGGTATGCCATCCGATCGCCATGGCTCAGGACCACGTAGGGCTGAATTTGTTCCTGGCCCGTCACTGAATTCGTCATCAGCAACAGGCTGTCCGTTGCTTCCTGCTGGAGATAGAGCACATCGTCATCGATGTCAAACGTAATCGTGACGCTCATTGCCGTGCCGCCGACAACCGCGGCGTTTGCCCCTGGCACAAAGAAGACTCGCCCCGGATTGGAGATGGGCGCCATGATAACATGAACCCGCACCGCTCCGGCAGGCCAAGTCGTATTCAGCGTCCACGCGGCATTCTTCGAACCCGCGGCGGTGAAGTCTACCGGAAGGAATGTGGTGCTGCTGGGAGTGCCTACGCCCGAATCCGGGCTTGGGCGAGTGATGAATCCGGAACGGTATTCAATGCGGTACCCCGTCTTATGCAGGCCCACGGTAATGACGCCAGCACCCGGTTCGGCCGGAGCAGCCGGTACGTAAGTGATCGGTCCTTGGAAGAGTTTGTCGGAAACGAAGGCCGCGGATTGGAAGGTGGTAACGCGGCCGGCTGTGGCACCGCGCTGCGTGGTAGAAAGGAAAACAGCGGTGTAGAGATTCGCCCCTGCATCCGCGTGGATAGAGGCGAACCCTAGTAGATCCGCAGGAACGGCTTCCGTATCCGCACCCGTGGCAATATTTGTGATGCGAACGGAACGATCCGACTTGCGATAGCGAACGAGGAAGTTCCCAAGTGTGGAAACCCAGTTATAGAGGCTGCTGACTCCTTCGGTGATAGTGGCCAGCACTCCCGCGAACCCCCGGCGCGTCCGCACCACCCCGGCGTAGAACTCGACGTTCTGCGCCAAGAGCGCCGCTTCAGCGGGGATGTCGGGCTGATCGAGCTGGAGAGCCGCACCCCGAAAGTTCGTGACGAGTTGTTCGCGGTAGGTGGAATCAAGCATCTGAGTCTCCCGGTAAAAAACGGGGGTACCATGGCGGCACCCCCAAGTGGAGGAATGGAGAGGCTCAGATCGTTTCGAGAGTCGCCGTGATGACCACCCCGGCCAAAACGGCGACCGTTCCGGCAAAATCGACGCTTAGTCGATTTCCGGAGTTGATTAACTGCGCCGCTGAACTATTGAAGGTAGCGACCTCTATGGTGTTGGCCGTGGTTTTGCAGTTGAAGCCCGCCGCCGTGTTGTTGGAGAGAACATCCAACCCGGCGCCAGGTGCAGCCGTCAAGGCATCCACGGTGAGTTCCGCATTCACGCCGCCGCCGTCCGTGCCAGCCGTCGCATTGATGTACCTTGCGTCAATGATTCTGTACGAGCGATCAGCGATCCAAATTGTCTGATCGATGCAATCCAAATTCGCCTTCGCTACTAACGTGACATCTTTCGTGTTGGGATAGAGCGCGGTGAAGGTTACCACCACCAAGGCCCCAGCCAGAGCGGTCGTGGTGCCCGCGAAGTCCACCGAAAGCCGATCTCCAGCCGCCAGCCATAGTGTCGCCGCCGTCGCCGTGAGCGCACCATTCTGCACTACGTTGATTGTCCCTTTGCAGTTGAATCCGGCGTTCGTGTTATTCGTCAGGGTGTCGGTCCCGGCCCCAGGAGCGTCGGTCGAAGTGTCCTTGACGACCTGGACGTTGACGGCAGATGCGTTGGTGCCCGCGGTCGAATGCACGTAGTCGATCCGCGATACCTGCATCGGCCGGTTGGCGATGTAGAAGGCGCAATCCGCCACGCCCATTTCGGTCTGACGGAAGATGGCGAAGTCGCCGTTTCCGGCCGGCGTGAACTCGATGCTCACAAGAACACCCGCCAAGGCCGTGATCGTACCAGTGAAGTTTGCCCCGATACGGTCACCAGCGGCCAGCGTGAGCGTTGTCGGCGTACTGCTTAGCGTGGCGGTCTGCAACGTGTTGTTGGTTCCCTTCATGTCGAAGGTACCCGATTGCAGCGTAAGACCGGCGCCGGGGACGATGCCGCTCACATCCTTGGTCAGATTGAGCGTAACAGCAGAGCCATTCGTTCCCAACGTCGCATGGATTTCCTTGATTGCCGTGATCGTCAGCGCATAGGGCGCGATGAAGATGCACTGATCCACGCTGCCAGCATTCAGCGGGATAGGCAGGTTGATGGTTTGCCTCATCGGCACAGTTACTGCGCCACCAACGGTGAGGTTGTTGTTTGAGTCAACTCCAACCCCAGCGATGTCGGCCGTGTCGGCGGCATTACGCCACTTCAGGATGAAGTTGTTGGAGTAGGCATAACCTCCGGGAATCTCGTTTTCAGAGCGGAATCCGACTCGTCTTGCCCAACCGGCCCGCATTGCTTCAATCAAAGTTGCGATCAACATTTGTTTTCCCCTTCGTTCTGAGTTGCTTTAGCTTCTGTAGTCTCTTCCGGGGACTACTGGTTACCATGCGTCTCTGCCACGCCATTGCCGATAGGCGCGAGTCCGCAGATTTTCCTGCGGTAGCGCCTGGAGATCGCGGACACCCGCGTCCAGCAATTGGCCCAATGCGCCCCCGGCGATGCCTTCGGTTTCCCAGGCTGCGCCAACGGCTTGTAAATTCAGTTCGCTCGCCCGCTGCTGCGCTTGGCGAGATTGCATCGCCAGCCCAGCCGTGCGTAGAGCTAGAAAGTCTTCCGCATCGTCGATGAGGATGGTCGCATTCTGCACGATCGCTCCCAGCGAATTGAAGGTCACGGCCGGGATCTGACCGCTCATCAGGAAGATGATTCGCAGTTGCCGGATCGTCGCGGCTGGCTGAAAATAAATCAGGTCCTGCTGCCAGTACCACTTGCGTATCTTGTCGTCTGGCGCGGCGAGGATTTCCGAGAAGTCGAGCACTCGGACCACCTGCCGAAAGTCTTCGGTGCTGTAGGACACCGTGCCACCGCTCGTAAAGGTTCCTGTAGCCGTACAGCCATTCAGCCGGACCGAGGTTGCCGAAGGAATTGTCACGGCAAAAAGGCCGTTAACGCGATCATCAAGACCGCCGATGGCTGAGGCCACCAATGATTGCCCCGTGATAAAGGAATGCGTGGCCGTGGTCAACGTGCAGAGCCCCGTGCCCGGTACCGCATTCGTCACGTTCACTGAGATAACGCTGCCTCGCTGCTCGATGGATTCGATTTCCTTCAGCGAGAAGATGGAGGCAGTCGCCGGGTCCAGAACGCTTGTATTGATCGGCAGGTTATAAAACGCCGTGCGGCGTACCCGTGGGTTCTGGAGTTTCTGCATGGCACGAAAGAGTTCATTGTGCGCACGCCGCAGCCGTGGATAGAGAACTTGATCCGTATAGACCTGGCCGCCCGAAATGAGATCGTCTCCGATTTCAGACCGGGTTGCCTGGAGGATTTCACTAATTGTATAGACCACGTTAATCCAGTTCGGTGTTGGGCATCGTCCCGTTCTGCATATCTATTGGTGGCGCGTTGCAGCAATTACAGAGAGGAATTCCGGTCACCGCATACTGGACATGCACCGATCCATTCAGTGCCCCCGCGATGCTGTCGGCTAGTTCCCTGGACCCTTCTACTTCAAACCAGAAGGTTCCCTCCTGCCGTGGCGCGTAGCCGATATACGGGTCCTTCATCACGCCGAAAACACCCGTCGCGAGAACGATATGCTTCATAGCTCAGGCCTTCCTCGGGATCAACGGAAGCGCTGTGGGCAGAGGCAGCGCGGCATCACTAATGCGCTGGCAAGCCGCATCAGGCGGGATGTTGTACTTCTTGTAGAAGTCCGGCAAATCCGTCGAGCAATGTTTGCAGCGGAGTGCGTTCGCATCGATGGTTTCGGCGCAAGCCACGCAAGCCTTTACGTCTGCCAGATCCATCCGCTGATACCACGGAATGCGCTGTGCCCCGGAACCATACATCCACTCAGCAAAGAGCCGATGAATGTTGGTGATGTTGTTTCGTTCGCCCTTGGCCATCTTGTCGTGGCCGTCGCTAATGAGCCATTCCCCACAGGCGCGGGTTTGTTCAAGTAACAGGGCCAATTCCTTTTCAGTTGGCTCCTCGCCCGCGATGATGCCGATGCCCAATTGGTATCCAGCGGGAGCTGCAATCGTGCTCCGCGCCCAGACGCGCACCAGATCGTCGGCCACGACGATGCCCGGCACCGGACGCGGCCCCTGTTCGTGTTCTCCAGACTCAGCCCACCGCATCCCCCATTGCTGGGTATCGTAGACCACGAGGCAGCGATAACCGCCGCGCGGCGCGGCTGGCAGGGAGTAAATCGTGCGCCCATTGTGTTTTCTCTCCGCAATGCGTGGAATCGGCGCAGTGGAGCAGACCGTAAAGCCTTGCCGCTGCGTACCACGAGCGTTATCGGTGACGAAGACCGCTCGCGTCGGCGCATGGATGACGAGCGAATCAGTTATTGCTGACGTTGACATTCGTTTCTCCTTGGTGACTCGGGAAACTGGCGCTTCCCTTCTTTCCCGGAACTTGATAGAACGCGGTACCCGCATCTCGGATTGCATCGAAACAGCGGGCTTCGTGCTGCTTTTCGAAGCGGGCTTGGGCTTCCGCGAAGGCTTCTACTTTTTCGCTCGGCGTCTGAACCCGTTCGGCCCGCATCTGCTCGATGAAGATGGCAGTGATATTCTGATCCGGCTGGATACCCGTGGGCAGAGCGCACGGTTCACTGGTGCGGTCGTCACGCACCGGAATCCAGGCATATTCTCCAGTTCCGGCGAGCCTGCCCTGTTCTTCGGTCATTTTGACCAGAGCGCAGAGAACCCACTGATGCTGTAGGTCTGGACAAAGCGGGCGCAGGCGCATAATACGCTTGGTCTTGAACAGCAGCGAGTCAGGGTCCCAATACGTTTCATACTCCGGGCGGCCATCGGCGTCAACGGCTTCCATCACGCGCATTAGCGTGGCCGAATGACGCCAGGAGTAGCGGGGATTCTCCCCCAGTTCGGTACGAAGCAGTTCGTTGAGTCGGGCGATTTGTCTGGTCATAAAGCCAAGGGCCAGCAAGCCCGAAGGCCGCTGGCCCATAGTTGTTTGGTCGTGCGGTAAAAAACTGCGCTACAACATCCGTAAGTCCTTTGTTATCAGGCTGGTACGGTAAGGTTGTCCAAATATAATCCACGCCCTGGATTTGGACTGAAATAGTCGAACTCAGTCATCACGTGGAATTCGACTTCGGTGTTGATGGTGCCGTCGGAGGCGCGAACCTCGAAGACGGTCTTGCCGGAGACTTCCTTGAAACCGATGTCCTTGGTCTGGACACGGCCCCAATCGGAAGGCACGATGAAATCGACGCGATTGGTCATCTGGCGCTGCGAGATCAGGCAGGGGACGCCGCAGACGTCGAAGGTCGCCGAATACTGAAGATTCGACGGCATCAGATCCGGCATCTTGTCCGAGGTCTGGCCGCGATTCCAGTTCGAGATGTTGACGCCGATGGCGAACAGCGCCCGCCGCTGCTTCATGTGGAAGATGCCCTTGAGGCCCCTGATCTGATCTTCACCCAACTTCTGAAGGATCTGGTCCAGGCCTTTAAGCACCATGTCGAAGGTGATCGTCGAGCCGGTGCCGTCCACATAGGCGGGCAGCAACTGCGGAATGGTCGATTTCAGCCGCCCCGCGTAGTAGTGCGAGGTCGAGTTGTCGTTGGCGTAGTACATGCCATGACGGAACGAATCGCCGGTGATACCGGGGCCGTTGGTGAGGCCACCGGCCGGCCAGGTCGAGCTGAAGGAAACCAGCGTAGACGGGCCGTACACGTCGAGATTGGGGAATGCCAGAACATCGGCCGCAGTGAGAGTCGCGATGGATTGCGAAAGCGTCACGATTAGGTTGTTGTAGTCGATCGAGACAATCGTGGTGGGCGCGGTGCCCGAAGTGGGGGCACGCTTGGTGGCGAGGGTGGTATCCCACGCATCCACGCACATGCCCTCGATGAGCCGGTTGATCCCGATGTAATCGGTTGCCCCGGCGAAGGTCATGGTCGTGGTGCCGTTGGTGGCGCTGCATCCGGAAGTCAGTACGCCTGTGCCATCGGTGTGAAGCGTGATGTTATCGTCGATCTTCGCAGCCGGAATGGCCTTCGCCATAGTGCGCTGGAAGACGTTGACGACGCTCTGGGTCGAATCGGCGGCCGTATCGCGCTGCTCATCGGTGATCCGGTAGGATCGGGCAGTCGAAATAAAGGCGCCGGTCAGATAGGACAGCTTCATGCCAGTGCCGACGCCCAGCGATCCGCCATCCTTGTTGACTTTGTGAAAATTGCCGCCGCCGTAAAGATCGAGCGGAGCGCGGTACAGGTAGCGTGAAACGTCTACCTTTTCTGCCCCCGCCTTCTCAATGAGATCGGCGACGGAATTGGACTTTTCGTTGTACAACTCGACGAGGACCTTCCGCACTTTCTCCTGCTGTGCGGCGACAGTATCGATGACAGTAGCCATGATGACAAATCTCCGTGGAACGGAGGCGAACCTTACCCAAGAACTTCTTTCATCCGGCGGGCAGAAAAATCATCGAGGCTTTCGTTGGCGCCTCGTTTCCCTACCGTAGAAATGGATTGCTGGCTAGGTGCTCCGTTAGTTGGGCCTTTGTGAGAGGCGATTTGTCCCAGTTGGGCGTGGCGTCCATTGGATTGCTCCATGATGTTGACGCCAGCCTGTTTCAGAAATTCCTTACGCTTCGCGGCGATAACCGGGCGCGCGAGCCGCAGGTAGTGATTGACAGCATTCTGGATCGCCTGCGGCGTCCCCTGCCGTTGTGCTTCCCTGAGATCCGCAACGAATAACTGCCACAGTTGCGGATCGGCCGACACGCCTTCCTTGACCTGATTCACGAACTGCTGAACCGTCGCCTTGAAGACAGCCGGCTGCGATTCTTGCAGCGGTTTCAGGTAATGGCCTACCGCTTTTTGGATCTCGCCATAAAGCGCCCCGATGGAGGTATTGATGATATGACCATTCAGTTGGTTCGCCCGCGCACCCTGCTCGGCCTGCTGGCGTTGCGTGAGGTCGCTAAGCCCCTGCTGAAGTTGAGCCCGCTCCGCTGCCAGCGGATCACTCTGACCCTGCTGTTGCTGCTGCGGAGACGCGCCGCCATTCACGTTGCGGTATTCACCCGTCAGGTCCTTGTGGACCATCTGGTACGCAGTCCACATCGCCTCTTTGCTCTTGGGGTCCGCGGTCTGTTCGTACCGCGTCCAAAGGCTTTCCAGGTAGGTACCCATGATCGGCGTAGCCGCTTCCACATAGGCCTCGGGATTGATCTGCGAGAGCGCCTGGACGAAGCGGCCCGCTGCTCCGGTTTTGAGCGCGGTGAGTTGATCGTTCCCGTCGCGCTTACCGAACCAGTAGTCAGTCCACTTCGCCATCGCCTGCGGATCGCCGCCAGCCCCGCCGATGTAGTCCTGATCCATTTCCACGCGCGCTGCGTGATTGAAAAAGTACTGGCGAGTCTGGTCAATCGTGGGGACATGGCCGATGCCGCCTTCAGTAGTCGGCTTGGCGAGTTCACGGGTGTACTTGTAGCCCTGGTAGATCTGGCGTCCGCGCGCAGTCTGAAGCAAGGTGTCGAGAGTCGGCTTATCGACTTCTCCACTTTCGTCATATTCGGCGTAGGGATCTTCGGAAGGCTGTGCCGCGGCGGTAGCGTCCGCCGTCTGTTCGCTTGTTTCGGCTGCCTGCTGTTCGGGCTGTGGTTGTTGCTCGGGCTGGGTTGCGGGTTGCGCTTCCGGTTGCGCGGCCTGGGACGGTCCGGAATCGGGAGCGCTTAACGCAGTACCTAACCTGTCAAATGCGGAAGAAGTGCCGGTGCTTGGAGTCGAAGACGGCGCGCTGCCGCTCCCACTCGAAGGCATACTACTCGGCATGGCCGGAGGTGCGGCCGGTAAAGATGGTGACATGATTTCTCCTTTGGCCCTACATTTAACGGTTCTGTCCGGATGGGGCTACTATGGATATTTTCAAACTTCGAATTTCAATCTTTCGATCCAGACGTGCTGTTTGGCGGCATCTGCTTCCTGTGCGTTCAGGAAGGCCTTGCGGCGCGCAATTGCCTCATCTGGCCTCATGGTTTGTTTCTCAACAGCCGCCTGGAGTTTAGCGTCATGCTTCGCACGGACAACATCCTGCCCCTGGATCAATTGATCGTAGGCGGCCTGTGCTTCTTTGAACTTTGTTGGCGTGTTCATTGCGGCATCCTCGTCGCTTTCGCGGTATCGCCGCCACTGGGCGGCATCAGATGCGTCCCGCCACCAGCCGGAGCCGGAGGTCCGCCGTTACCCGCCGGCGGACCCGTAGCCCCAACGCCTGCCGCTGGTCCAGGAGGAGTTGCACCAGGAGCGGGCGAACCGGGAGGCATTCCTGGTGGCGGCATCGCCATCTGCGCATGCCCTTTGCCCCAGAGAATTACGTTCGCGTATCCAGCCGGATTCTCCTCTCGAATACGCCCGGCCGTCTGCGCCCAGTTCCGCACGACCTGGGCGCTAAACATGTGATCGTCCTCGAACTCATCAACCGGCACCGAGGGCATCGGCTGCGGAACCAGAGGTCCAGGCATGGGCATTCCTGATGCGGGGTCCACAACGGGCGGCCCCGGCGCCATCACGGTCACAGGTTGCTGCTGAAGCAGTTTTTCAATCGTCTGGTGAACCTTGTCGAGCGCGTCCTCGTTGGGGACTTTCCAGTCGTCAATCCCGACCAGGTTATTCTGCAAAAGCGGAATGTTCTCGATATCGTTGAAGCCCAGCGCCTGCTGCGCCAGCGGCCCCTTGTCGTACATTTCGAGCAGCGTGGCCCTGCGCTCCGACCATGACATCGGCATGGCGTCATCAGGCTCTACCCACCAGTCACCGGCCAGCAATTCCTTGACTTCGGAAAGCTCAAACTCAGTGGAGGCTCCCCACTTCGTGGGAATGCGCCCATCCGACTTTTCAGCGAACATCATGACGGCATTGTGCGCGCACCCGGCCCAGAATTCCCGAGCCGCATCCAAAGCCGGAGCGAGTTGCAGCATGGCCTGATTGCGTTTCAGGTTGGTCGCGTAGGCGGTTGTCTCTTGCTGACCTTTCCCCGCTCCCCCATAGATCGCTCGCGTGATGCCGATGTTCTCAGCCGAATGCTCACGGATCATCTCCGGGTATTGCACCTGCTCCGGCTCGGACTTGGCGACCTGGGCTCGCTCGATGGCGTCACCTAACTTGGTCCCGGCTATGCGGCGAACGGGGATCATCCCGGCCGGCAGCATGTGCTTCTCACGGGCCTTCAGGTTGATCCGATCCACGTCGACGAACGTCTGCGGAATCTGCCGCTCCAATGTCTCGACCATGAGGTTGTAGCAGGTATTGACCAGATCCTGGGACGGCATCATGTCCTTGCCGAGCGGATCAGGATAGGCATTCTCGCAAACTTCCGGAACCGCCATGCGCCATTCGTCATCCAGGCGGCACGGTTTGATCTCGATGACCTCATTGTTCACCATGAACATCTTGAGCCCATCAGGGAACCGCTCTTTGAGCATCAGCCGGGCTTCGGTGCGCTGCCCGGTTTCGTCCTGCACGTCGCTCGAATCCTTGATCGTCTCGTAGTTCGACGAGCGCATGTAAATTTCGCGCCACGTCCAGCAGTTCCGCCGGGTCGTGCGCACCAATGCGTGCGGACTCGAAACAATCTGACGGGTGTACTTGCCGTAGGATTCGGCTGAGGAGACACCTGGCTGGTTCTCCGATTCGCTGATCTCGCGGAGTTTCTGATAGATTCCCGGCTTGTCGGCATACGCCGAAAGCACACGTCCCTTGAACTCTTCGTAGTGCAGTTCAAGCCAAGGCGTATCAGTGAGCCCGCGAATCCAGAACGGAGTCGTGACCTGAAGACTGGAGTACAAATGATTCTCTACGGCTCCATTCGGGTAACGCTTTGTCCCGGTCTGGACCGGCATCGGCGCCGTCTCGGGTTCCAGATAATCTTCCGGACCATATTCCCGGCCGCACTGCGGACAGGATTGCGGCGGCATCTGACCTTCAGGAATTGCTGCTCCTGGCCGCATCCCATGCAGCGCACCCGCGCCGGCCCAATCGGCGTATCCTGCATCTCCATGACTGGTTCTTCGGAGTATCCGTACTTCTCGCCGTCGGCGACGAAGACCTGATGGGCGAACTGGGTGCCGGATTTGTAGAAGCCAAAGAACAGAAGCCGATTCTGGCGTTCGTACTCCCACGTGGAACGAAGAGTACCCCAGATACGTTGCGCGGTTTTGGCGTGCCGCATCTGAGCATCATCGCCGTCTTTGTTTGGGCGAAACTTCAGGTTTGGGGATTGCTGCGCCATTACGCCAACGAACTTGCGCCCGTAGCCGCGATAGTCGTTGATGACGTAATCATAGAGGTCGGTCGACTGTTCGCCGGCTTTAACGGTGCCTGAGTTGATGGGCTCCCAGTCGATCATCTGGCCGTCACCGGCCACTACCTTGCGAAGAAACTGTTGCCCACGCCAGTAGAACTCGCCCTTACGGAGATCGGAGTACTGCTGGATTTTCTCCGGATCTACGTCCCCATGGATATCGTCATCAACGATCTTCTTGAGCGCAGCCTTGAGTTGATCGAACAACTGCGGGGAATCGTCGGCAGAGAGCGAACCGGACGCAGGTTGGCCTTGCTGTTGCGGCTGCGGGGCTTGCTGCGGCTGGGAAGGCTGCGGGAGAGTTGGGGTCACTGCTGTTCAGTAGCGGTGCGGTCCATCATGCTGCGATAGGCTTCGTCAAATTCGGCATCAAGCTCAAAAGCCACTGCTCTGGCCTGTCTACGCGATGGGCGATCAGTGGTTTTAGCCGCCACGAGTTCATGTTTCTCGACCGGGGCCGGCGCAACGCCGTAAATCGGCGCCCAACCGTTCATCATGCAGGTCCAGTCGGTCACGAGCTTCATTTGGTGCAGATTTTCGGCTTCCAGGCGCGCGGTACGTTCCTTTTCTGCCCCGTAGAGCGCCATGGCAGTCTTTTCAGTGTCCTGCATGGCGGCCAGTTCACGTTCGAGCCTTCGATAGCGCGGGAACAGGCGTAGCAACGCATGTTCAGCCACTTTCCAGTAGCGCCAGACCAGAATTCCGCCGAGGATGGCTTGCCAGTTCATAATTTGGCGATCACCTGATCGCTGGACAATTTTTTCAGTTGCTAAAGACCACAGGCCTGGTGAGGCGGGCATTGATCCACCATCTGGCCCACACGACGGCCTTCGGCAAGGTGCCTGCCGATGACATCGGATGTCCATCGGGTGCCAAAACAAACCAAATGCCGTTGCGCTTGATAACCTTGAGCCTCATGCGCCCATCTCCATCTCCGGCATCTCCTCTTCTCCGCCCGTTTCCTCACTTGAGGCCTCGAACAGCGAACAGTGGCCACCCGCATCGACCGGCATACGCAGCCAAGTGCAATCGCCATCTTTATAGTACTCGCATCCGTCGCAGCGTTCAGCCTCACCGTGGTATCCGACGGCTGCCGGTGGCACTGCGCCATCGCCTTCGGCCAATTCCTCGGGAGCATCCGGCTCGATACCCTGTTCTTCGTCGCCACCGGGCATCCTGGGCATTCCGGGGGGCGCACTCTCGCGCTTCGGCTTGCCGATTCCGAGCGCAACGATCAAATTCGACTTTTTGCTAGGACTCATTGGACCCAACTCCTCCGGCTCGATGCCGCGTGGATGCTGAACGGCTCATCCGCCTGATTTTCCTTGGCGTACTGCTCCTCGGCAAGCCGCGCCTGCCAGACCAGATCATTGAAATCGGCGGCTTCGGCCTTATGCTTGTTCATGTGGCGCTTCACGAAGGACTGCCGGGGCTCGCGGTTGGTCGTGCGCGAGTGACTGTGCAGGCCGTACCGGCAGTTGTGGACGAGAATGCCGTTGGCGAAGTATTCTTCAGCTTTCTCGACGCTCAGATTGTAGACCGCGCCAGTTCCGCCACTGGACAACCGCACTACATGAACGCCCGCAGAAGACAATGCCGGAGTACCGGTCGCATTGGAACTGTTTTCCGCACCCGACACAGATCCGAGTGACTCCGTTGAAGATAACCGTTTCCACTCGGACAAACTGAGCACGTTTTGCCATGATTCGAGACCGATCAGGTCTACAAAACCGCCCTCTGTCCAGATCGGGTGATTTGCGGTCCCGATAAGCATGGAACCATCGGAAAAATCAGCCTGGACCAACTTCGCAGCGGCATTCGTTAGGCCTGCATCTCTTACCTTACACCATCCGATACGTGTTGCAACAAAATCTTTACTATCAACATCCTCAATCGGCACAGAACCGCGTTTTGTCTCGATGAGTGTGCCCGCCACGAGGCATGAATCCAAAAAATCGTCGCTAATGTGCTCAGTCTTAAGAACATCCTCGGTATTTTCATCATGCACGGCGCTCTGGATAGCCTTGATCAGTTCGGGGAGCGTGTCGTAGATCCACAATTTCGGCAGAATTTCGTCGCGCCGGGCTTGCTGATGGAGTTTGACGTATCCGGCATAACGGTTAGGATCGTCGTGAAGCAGTGAAATCGCGTATTCTGGATCAAATCCAGGGCCCGCAGCCACGTCCAGGGCCTGAAACCGCATCAGATCGCGCAGATGCTGCCAGCCGTCAATGCGCTGGTTGAGCGCCCGCTTGATGGTAATGCCCTTGCGGCCCTGATAGGCGGCCAGTGCCGACCAGTCCACGTCTTCCGGCGTCGAATTCGCCTCGCCGTTGTGTCCCCACTCGGCTCCAAGCACTTCCTTGATGCCGTCCACGATCAGATCTGCCACGGGCTTCTCCGCGCCCTTCTTGGCGAAAGCATCAGGCGACAGCCAAAGCGTGATCTGCGGGTCCTGCCCCGCGGAGTGGAGTGCCGCCAGATCCTCGGCGAAGAGGCGCGCGATCATGCCGCCGATCTCTTTGGCACCGGTCTCGTGGACCGCAAAGCCCTTGTGGATCACGCGTCGAGATTCGGGCGTATCGAAGGCTCCGAGGACGACGGAATGGTGCTGGTAGCCCCAGTCCATCATGGCGAAGCGGGGATACCATGATTCCGGGATGCACTCCGAAGGCCGAATGACATGGCGGGCGTTCGCGGGCTCGCCAGAGTTCGCCAGAGGGCCGTTCGGCCGGAACAATTTGAAGTACAGACCCGCAAGCGAGTTCCAATCACCGAAACGCCACGCGCGGTACTTTGCCGGATCGACCAACCGCAGCATTTCGAGCTGGTTCACGTAGCTGTCATCCCGCATCAGGTACGGGTTGTCGGTCACCAGGCTTGGCACAAAGATCCTGGTTTTCTTCGACACCGGATCAGTGAAGATCGTATCCGATGGAGCGCAATCGACAAACCGTTCTTTTACCCAGCCGTTGCCGGGCCCGCCCGGGTTGAACGTCGAGAAGACGCGCTCGATCAGTTGCCCGCACACGCACTCACCGGGCTTGCAGTCGTGAACGCACTTGAACGTCGAGCGGCAGGACATGATGATCGACAGATACAGCGTTTCCTGGGCAATCTGCGTCAGTTCCTCGAAGTTAATCTGCTGAAATTCCTGGCCCTGATAGTCGGTGAAGGCCGTGGCATCGCGCATGTGGCCGAACAGGAACTCGGCTCCCGATGGCCAGCGGACTCGCGCTGGCTTCTCGGTGACTTCGGCGCCCATGCGCCCGTAGAGGATCTTCGCCCGGTTCAGGTAGTCAGCTAGATCCTTCTCGTTTTCGCGGAGGATCAGAGCCCGGTAATGCGGGTGGTTCACATAGCAGGCGTTCACGCAATAACCGCAAAACCCCAACTTGCGAATCCGCTCCGCGCAGTGTTCTTGCGAGTGTTCGCGCGGGCCGATGAGGGTTGTGTTGCCGCGCAGCAGGATGCCGCGGCCGGTTTCCGACTTCATCCCTCCTCTCGATCCGCCACCGCCACATTCAAAAGCACTTGTGGCCAACATCCGCACCTGCGGACCGGGCGGCCAGCAACCGCAGGCGTCGATGCGGCCGGCCTTCAGGTTAGAAAAATGGTGCTCAGCGCAAAAGACAGGTGCCCACTGCGTAACCGCATTGACGCCCATGTCTTGGTCAACATGGAGCCATTTGCTGGGTATTGCTGACTGGCCTTTAGCCATTTCTCTCCAGCGAGTGGCCTCTTGGCATCTATTTCGACCACCCCGGCGTAATCCGCACTTTCGGCGGCAGCCCCCTGCTCTGGCGATCGAGGTCTTCGGCGGTACGGCGCTCTTTCTCCTGCTGTTCACGCTGCGACGCCGCTTGCGGAGACTCGGGCGGCCCCTGCGCGGCTCCGGCCGCTTTACGCAGCGTCCCCAAGCCGAATAGCCAGTTCTTGATACGCTCGGTAATCGAGGGCTCCGGCTGGTCGCCAGCTACACCGCCTTCGGCATAGCGGGGCAGCACGAACTTCCCTATCCCCGCATGAGGGTTCCGGACACCCGCATGGGGCGCACGAACGCCAGCACGGGGCGCACGGACACCGCCGCGGGCCATCCGGTCAGGCTCGGCTCCAGCCACTGTTCCACAGGCATGGCGCAGCAGAGCGCGAACCCGCTCTTTCTGCGCCCCGGCAGTGCCGGTGTGATCGGGAAGGTTTTTCATGTCGGGAGTCTCCGCTGCCCACTCTTTGGCCATTTTCGGGTGGGTCGCAAACATCCAGCGCTGCTGAGATGCTGATTTCAGGGGCACGGTCAGGACCTCACTCTACCGGGAAGGTGACAGCCTTGCGCGTCCGCCGCATTCCACCAGACTACGCCCGACCGGTTGGTTACTATCTCCTGGTCGATGGCCTCGTTCTGCCGCTGTTCGCGTTCAATTGCCTGGTCAATGCGGCGAAGAGACTCAAGGACGGCCGAAGGCAGGAGTTCAATGACGCGGAATCCCTTGGCTCCAGCGGCTCCAGCAAATCGAGCGTCAGATCGAGCGATGGAAATGGCGACACCGCGTTCGCACAACTCTCTGG